TCAACTAACACAAATAACAACGTTAATACTTCCACATCTACAAGCAATAATACCAATACTAATAACAACGTCAACACATCTACGTCTACATCTAACTCTACTGTAAACTCTACAGTAAATCAGAACGTAAATAACAACAGTAATTCTACTAGTAACAATACAAATACTAATAACAATACTAACGTTAATCAATCTACGTCAGATTCTAATGTGACTACCGACAATACTAACACAAACAACAATAACAATAAGTCTGATAATACTAATAGAAATATTAACGAGTCTAACTCTACTCAGACTATCAACCAGAATGTACGTAGCAAAGCACCTCCTGCTTCTGCTATAGCTCCTAGTATCATGTCTTACTCGCAAGACCTCTGTACTGTAGGACGTTCTGGTGCCTTCCAAGGGCAAGTGTTTGGGTTCTCTACAGGAGCTACTGTGACTGACGAGAACTGTGAACGCTTAAAACTTTCCAAGTACCTCTATGATACCGGTATGAAAGTAGCTTCAGTCTCGATATTATGTCAAGACCCTAGAGTATTTAAAGCTATGGAAATGGCTGGTACTCCTTGCCCTTACCAAGGTCAGATAGGTAAAGAAGCTACTAAAGCTTGGGCAGAAAACAAATCTAAAAGACCTGATGCTAAAGAACAAGAGAAACTTTTTATACAGCAATGCACACACGATAGGAATCCTAACAGAGACAAGATAAACAAAGATGTTGTTGGGGCAGTCAAAGTTATTTATACAACTAAAACTAAAACTAAAAGGCAATGCAAAAAAGAATTCTATGCTACGCAGTAGCGTGTCTCTTAAGTCTTAATGTCTTTAGTCAATATATCTACGAAGGCAACCAGTCTTTAATAGACCTCACAAACGAATCAAATACAACCAATCTAAACTCTGGAGATGACCAAGTCTCGAATGCTTTTAACTTAGATTTTACATTTAAGTTTTATGGTGAAGAGTTTACTCAAGGTAGAATGGCTACCAACGGTTGCTTACACTTTAAAACCTCTGGAGCTTACTGTAACGATTACACACCAGACCCTTTAGCAAATCAGTATACTTATACTATGCTACCTTTTTGGACTGACCTCATACGAGATAACGGTTCAAAGATGTTAGCTAAAAGCTTTAGTGATAAGACAGTCTTTGGTTGGTATGATATGCGTGAATACAATCGTGCATCTGATAACAGTTTTGAAGTTATACTATGGACTAACGATACCTTTGAGTATAGATATGGTGCATTAGATATAGTTAATCACGATGTTTTAATTGGTGAAGTGGGTAGTGGTAGCTCTGAAGTCTATCAATACTTGTTCCATGATGAGTGTAACACAGGCTCTACTAACTCTAGCTCTTGTGTTAATAAAAACTGGAACGACACTACATCAAATACTTTATTAGAAAGTGGTGGTTCTTTATATGGTACAACTGAGACTATTGATTGTAGTAATCCACTAAACAATTCAAGCTGTTCAGGTTATGCAGCAGCTTATCAAACTCAACAATGCGATATAGACCAGCTATACTCTGAGTCATGTCCTTACTATTGGGAAGCTTATGACGACCTACAGTGTAATCTAGACCCACAATACGGACCGTTCTGTCAAGGCTATAGACAACAAGATTCAGTAGCTTATTTTGAAGAAGAGATTGACTACGGTTATCAAGAAGAGTATGACATGTATGACACTTTTGAAGAACCAGAAGTCTTTGAAGAGTATGTCTTTGAACTTGAGTATGACTTTTTTGAAGAGCCTGAGTATGTATATGAAGAAGAGATAATCTTTGAACAAATGTTTTCTCGTGAAGAATACTACGAACCTTTTGAGGTTATGCAAGATTTACCTATGCAAGAAGAAGAAATCTTTATACCGATGGAAGAGTTGTTAATTGATGAGTTTATCTTTCAAGAAACATTTCTTGTAGAAGATTATGCAGAACCAAACACGTTTATTGAATTAGAAACTATTGAAGAACTGGAGGAATGGTTTGAGGAAGAGACAAGGATGGAAGAAGAACTTGCGTATGCAGAAGAGCCGGAGGAAGAATTTATTGAAGAGGTCTTTGAAGAGGAAGCTGTAGAAGAAGTGTTTGAAGAAATAGAAGAGATGCGTGAGGAAATGGAAGAAGAACGTATAGCTGAAGTAGAAGAAGAAAGAATGGAAGAATTACAAGAAGAAGAACTTGTAGTATCAGTAGAAGGGAAGAGTTCAATTAGTAGGGAAATGGCACTGAACGTTGTGTCCTCTACTTTAAACACAGCCCAAGCTAGTGTTAGTGGTACTACAGCAGGAAACTCTGTGCATTCAACAGGAGGTACGACAGGAGCTTCTAGCGTATCATCATCAAATTCAGGTGGTGGAGTAAGTGTTAGTAACTCACCTAGTATTTCTGAACAATTTTCTTCTTCTGTAGCACAAAACAATCAAGTGTTAGACATGAGTACAAGCTTTAGTGTTAGTAACTCTACAAGCTCTGTAAGCGTTGAAGCTGAGACAGTTGAGACAACGAATGTCGTAGTCAGTGTAACACCCACTCAAACTTTACAAAGTCAAATAGATGTATCAGTATCAACAGATGCATCAACTACAGAAACAGAACAAACTGTAGCCAACGTTATTGCACAGAACTTACAAGCAGCTCAAGATGATGTGGAAGCTAAACAAGAAGAGACAGGAGAGTACGGGTCAGAAAATACTATCATAGCTTACATGGGATTTGTTCCTAACTTTAATAACTATAGGTTAGTTACAATGCCGGACCAAGAAACATGGTATGAGTCAACAGATATCTATGCCAACAATATGTTGTCAGATAACATCGAAGGCTTTTATCAAATGGCAGGACAGAGTTTAGATACTCTAATTGAAATGAGAAAACTACAACCAAAATTATAGGAGAACATTATGGATTGGTTACAAAATAGAACAACACAGTTTATTGCGTTAGCAGGTATCGTTGGTACACTGGCTGGGTTTGGATACACTGGGGCAACCTATGTAAATAGGATTGAAAACTTAGAATCAAAAGCTCAACAAGCTAAAGAAACTGAGCAAGGAGTAGATGAGGTTATCAATAGAATTGAAGCGTTAGAAACATCAGTAGAATATATTAATAAAACTATTGATGAGACTATCTTACTTAAAATTAATAACCTCGAATCTATCAGGTCTGATATGTCAGGTATGAAAGCTGATATCGAAAGTGTTAAGACTGATATAAAAATATTTAAAGAAGAGAACAAGAATCCTTTAGCAGGATAATTACTTTAAAACGTTTAACTCTCTTTGAAAATAATTATGTAAGTCTCCCAGTTTATTCTTACCATTGCGGAGGATTGTTTTGATTAAGTCTCTTTCATCAAGAGGGAATATCTCATCGACCATATCCTCCGGTAACATACTAAACTCTGTAACTATTTCATTCTTGCGTGTAAGAAGCACTTTAAAACTTACTAAGTTTGCTTCGTTCTTATTAACCATTATCACTCTCCAAGTTTGCAAAGGTTATTTTATCCTGTCTACCACGTAGTCCTGCTTTCATATAAGAAGTAGCACGACCTTCAAAGAAGTTCTGATGTTCAACACCCATCACTTCATCCAACCAACCAAGAGGATTCTCACGTTGGTCATAGTTTGTTTTTAATCCTAATTGTAGTAATCTTCTATCAGCTATATATCTATTGTAAGCATACATATCTTTCTTAGTAAGCCCTTCAAGGTCTCCCATATCAAACACTAGGTCTAAGAATTTATCTTCAAGGTCTACCATCTGTCTACATATCTCATAGATTTCTGCTTTGAAATCATCTGTCCATATATCAAGGTTCTCTTGAATAAATTCTCTAAACAATTTAGTCATAGCTTCAACGTGCATAGACTCATCTCGTATAGAGTAAGTGACTATCTGTCCCATACCTTTCATACGCCCGAAGCGTGGGAAGTTTAACAAGATTGCAAAGCTACTGAACAACTGTAGTCCTTCGGTAAAAGCTGAATAGACTGCTAAAGTTTTTGCAATGCTTTTCTTGTCAGACTTAGTAGTCTTAATCTTATGAACGTACTCATGTTTGTTAGCCATCTCTTCATACTCGGCAAAAGCTTTGTACTCTATCTCAGGCATACCAACTGTATCAAGTAACAAGCTGTATGCATGTTGATGGATAGACTCCATGTTTGCAAATGAACCCATCATCATACGTGCTTCAGGCTTTCTAAAGATACGCATGTATCTATCAACGTAACCTGCACCCACATCTACATCTGACTGAGTAAACAATCTAAAGATTTGTGTGAGTAAATTCTTTTCTTTTGAATCTAACTCCTGCCAGTCTTTAACATCTGTATGTAACGGTACTGACTCCGGCATCCAATGCATTTGATTCTGTAACACGTAGTAATCAAACATCCACGGGTTATCAAAAGGTTTGTAGTAATCTCTTGTGTCTAATAAACTCATCTGTTCTCCTTGTTAAATCTCTTAACTAAATATTTAAAATTTTCAATTACGTAACCTGCGTAATCTTTTGTTTTTGTTAGTGGATGATTATGTTCATCACAATAATCTAACCACATCCTACTTGTAAAGCCAGAAAACTTCTGACTAAACACCTCGTCAAATTCTGATTGTTTCATATTAATCCTTTGGTAAATAAATTATTACAGCCGAGTTACATTTAGGACAACTTAAATTAGTTTCCATAATGTATTCATCGTTCTCATCTTCTATATCGTGATCTGCACCCCAGATTAATTCTGTTCCACAGTGCCAACAACCCATACTATCCTTCACAAGCTATACACTCAGCATCATCTAATTTAATACGCTGAACTTTAGTGTTCACATTTTCTGCGTTTCTAGCAGCATTAGTTCTAAAGTAGTACAAAGACTTTAGTTTGTTCATGCCATACCAATGTACATCATTGACATACTGCATGTACTCATCGTGTACTTCCTGTGGTTCAGTGGCTGTGGGTATAGTAAAGAAAAGATTAACTGACTGTGCTTGACATATAAACTCTTGTCTTTTAGCAGCATGTTCTATAATCCAAATCTGGTCTATCTCATTAGCAGTTTTAAATATTTCTTTCTCATCATCTGTTAATATATCAAGATGTTGTACTGAACCTTCGTTACCTGCAATGTCTTTCCACAACGCTGTGAGTTCATCCTTCTTTAATCCTTTGTCTTGTAGTATCTCTTCTAAGTATTTGTTCTTAACTTGGAACGAACCACTGAGAGTTTTGTGCGTATAAACGTTAGCACGATATGGCTCAATCGAAGGAGAAGTACCACCACATATGATACTAGAACTAGCATTAGGAGCAACAGCGAGTAGATTAGCGTTCCTCCTGCCACTACCACTGACATCAGGAGCTTCGCCCCTTTCGTCTGCAAGTCTTTGAGAAGCTCTGGTTGCCTGTGTCTTAATATGTTTAAACGCTTTATGATTGAAGCCCGTAGCATAGATACCTTCAAAAGGTAAGCTGCGTGATTGGAGATACGAATGGAAGCCCATCGCACCGAGACCCAACGACCTTTCTCTATAAGCAGAGTAGGCAGATTTAGTAAAGCCCTCTTTGCCCGGCTTAATATGTTTTTGAAATCTTTTAAAGTTTGCATTGTACTCTCCTAAGTTGTCTGTATCTACTGCGTTGTCTATATAATGTTGAAGTACGTTATCCAACATAGTTATTAAATCATCAATGAACAAAGGGTTCTCACTCCACTCATCAAAATATTCTAAGTTTACTGAAGATAAACAGCACACTGCTGTCCGTTCTTCATTAGTAGGTAAAGTAATCTCAGAACAAAGATTGCTCTGTTTGATTTCTAAACCTAAATCTTTTTGTTCTTTAGGTAAGGCTTCGTTACATGTATCTATGTTGACCATGTATGGTTCACCTGTCTCTGCTCTTGCATTAATAATTTGCCACCATAAGTCTCTAGCATTCACAATCTTTGTAGGCTCGTGAGTCTTAGGGTCAATCAATCTAAAGTCTGCATCCTCTTCAACAGCCTGTAAGAACTCATTGGTAATGTTGATACCATTATGAAGATTAAGATTCTTACGATTAATATCTCCACCAGATTCTTTACGCATGTTAATGAACTCTTCAATCTCAGGATGAGATATGTCCATGTAAGCTGCATAGCTTCCCCGTCTTGTGGTGCCTTGATTAAAGGCTAACATCTGAGAGTCTACGACATGCATGAAAGGAATTGAACCAGTAGACTTACTACCGTGAGTAGTAGAAATACCGTTACTCCTAATGTCTCCCCAATATCCACCAATACCTCCACCTGAAGATGCCAACCAAATATTCTCGTCATAATGATCTGATAACCCAGTGCGACTATCAGGTACATAATTGAGGAAGCAGCTAATAGGAAGCCCACGACTTGTTCCCCCGTTACTAAGTATAGGAGTGCTAAACATGAACCAACAAGAGGAACTGTAGTGATAAAGTCTTTGAGCCAACTCAAAATCTGTGTGACCTTTGTAGGTGGCTGCGAAGACTGCTGCTCTGGCGAAGGCTTCTTGTGCATGTGTTTCATTCTCCCATAAGTATCTATCCTTAAGAGTATCAAGGCTAAACTTATCTAAATTCTTTTCGTTACTATAATTAATTTTTATACCAAGGTATTCCTTGATTCCTATTTTATCTTCAACCATTATGAGTTCTCTGTATCGTGTACGTTAAGCATTATTATACCATAATGCAGTATCTTTAGCAAGTCTTTTCTGTTCTTTCCGTCCTTGTTTCCATAGCGTTTAGCGTACTTCATAATGTTACCAAGTGTGAATCCTTCACCATGTCCTGAGTCAATGATGATGTCTGTGGCTTGATACTTATCGGAAGCATAATGTTCACCATATGTACCGTCAATATAGGCTTGTACCTCTTGTATCAATTGTCCTTCGTTAAATTTATAGTTCATCATTTCTCCAATCGTCAGGTAAGGTATCTTCACTATACCATTTAAAGTTATTTGTTTCAGCCCACTCAGCGTGGGTTCGTTTGGTTCCGTTCTTTCTAACCTTGGCTCCCGGCATAGGAGAGAAAGGCTTTTGGAATAGAAAGACTAACTCCATGTTAGCAGGTAATGCTTCTCGTATCCAAAGATACTTACTGTATTCAGCGTGGTCCCAAAACCTACCCTTTGCTTCTAATAATATAGTTTTATCTTCTATTGTTTTAGCAAAGTCTACTTCATAATCTTTTTTAATGATGTACTTAATAGACTCATAGTGGTGTTTCCAATCTTGTAAAATAGTTTCGTGTAGATTAGCTTCCCACTTGCTATCATATCCTTTGGGTACTCCAGTCTTCTTTGGTCTCGGTTTACGAGGTACTCTTTTAGGCATTGATGTTCTCCAGTGTTATGTTAGGGTTACACTTTACTTTTTTATAAAACCATTTTAAAGTATAAGCACTCATTCTAAATTGTCCACCTGCAAAGATATGTGTTTGCGTAGGTAGAAACTCATCTAGGTTTTGTCTCTTGATTCTGTTAGGGTCTTCTCCATCGGGAACCATAGTTCTAATCCACTCAATGAGTAAGTCTTCTGCTTTTCTTCTTAGCTGCTTTGATCTTTTACCACTCATACTTGTGTCACCTCTATGACATTAGGAACTTTAGGTACTTGAGTTAAGTATCTTAGCCCATTAGAATATTTAAATACTCTTAAACCTTTACCTTCATTAGAATCTTTATGACATTCAAACTTATGTCTGCAATACACACACTCTCTAGGTATCTGCATGTTACCAGACTTGCCATCAGGTATAGGATTATAACATAAATTAGGCGGCTTGTCCAGCTTTACTGCTGCTTTAACATCTCTTATTTTCTTCTTGATGTTAGGCTTGTCAAAGTTATCTGGCTTGTATAAAGCTAACTCACCTGACTCTTTATTTAAAGCTAAGAACCCACCATTACTAGTGCCCTCTGCTGCTTCATATCCTGCAAGTTGAGCCATGTACCCAAAGATATCGTTCTCTGCTAGTGTTCCATCTTTAAACTTCTTAAAGGCAAAACCTGAAGCTGTCTTAATATCTACAACCTCACCATCAATAACACAATCCATGTGCCCTTTAATACCGGAGACTGTTATTTCTTTCTGTTCATTAGTTACTGTGTGTCCTGATAACTTTATTAGAAACAATACAATCTCTTCAAGCAAGTGCCCGTATAAAAACTTAATAAATAAAGAGGGTGGCATCCTTTCAGGAGTACCTTCAGTCTTCATGTCAAACCATAGTTGTCTTTCTTTCTTCCCTATATTAGACATACGAAGAGTAGACTTACCACGTGGTTCAGGATGTGACCAGTTATAAAGAATCTCTTTCATGGATTCTCCAAACTGTTCAATGGTGTCCTCGTCTAAGTCAATATGCTCACCATCAGCAAGTACACCTATCTTATTATATATATCTTCGACCAGTGTGTCAAGAGTTTTCTTTGATTTAGCCATGTTTAAACGACCTCCATGTTATTTATTATATCTTTTGCTATCTTTATATCTAACTTAAACCATTCACCTTTACGTTTGTCTGCTTTCTTAGCACATAAGGTATGGGCTGTTTGTTCAGCAGTTCGTCTATCATCAAAGTATTTTTTAAACTTTAATTTAAAATCTCTAAGAGGACTAGATGTTTGGTAACCTTTACATCTATCTTCAGAATCAATAGCCATACCAACTTTAATCCAGCCTTTCCAAGCAGGATTAGTTATGATATATACTTCTCCTTCTGAAGACGTAGTGTATCTAGACAATGAACTAAAGGCTGCATCTTCAAAAGTTTTAAAGTTTCCTGCTTTATACAAAGGATGAGATTTTGGTATGTACTTACCATTAACAAACATTCTTTGTGGATTGTTTCGTGGATTACTTTTATTATTGTTGTTCTTACTACACGCTGTACAATTTTTTATATTTCTTTTTTTCCAAGATGCTGACCAGTTATCATCTGTCAGTTCTACATTACAAATAGTACAGTGTTCTTTAATGTGTTTCACTCCAGTCCCTCCCTAATTTATATTCGCCATCCATCGGACAACGTAGATTAAAATGTTCTCCTGCTTCTATAATACTTTTTACAGCTAACTCCCCTACAAAATCTGCTTGAGATTCTTTGACTTCTATCTGCCATTCATCGTGTATGTTAGCAACAAACTTATATTGTATAGTGTTTAGTTTTAAAAGATCATCTAATATAACTAACGCTTTCTTCATAACAATAGCACCTGCTCCTTGTAATAAAGTATTCAAAGCCGCATGACTATTTCTTATATAAAGTTTCCTACCGTCTAGTCCTTTAAGGAATTTTTTATTAGCCGCTCTTGTAACTCTATCTCTAAGAGATTTAAATGCAGGGTTATTATCGAAGAAATATTCTCTAGCTCGTCTACCATCTGTCGTATTTCCTTCGACCACTTTACCAAGCTTTTCATCTCCCGCCCCGTACATGAGTGCATAGATGAATGTTTTTGCCTGATTTCTTGATTTAAGTTTTGCAGCTTTTTGATTAGCTGTGTGTATATCTCCATCTAATATCTCCTTAATATAAGTTTCATCATCCATATAATGTGCTAACATACGTAGCTCTAACCCACTGGCATCCACACCTAACAAAACATTGCCATCATCAACAACCCAACAAGACCTACACTCTTTACCATATGGGCTATGAACCGAAGGGACTTGAGCCATATTAGGATTTCGGTGAGTCATCCTGCCTGTAATAGCACCATTAGGTATAACAAATCCATGGACTCTACCATCATCTCTAACAGAACTAACCCATGAATCAACCTGTGCTATTCGTTTCTGTATCAATAAGAAGTCTGCTATAAGTTTAGCTTCACGTATATGTGTAACCTCTGATAGCGTTTTCTCATCAACAATCGGCTGACCTGTAGGTGTAAACCTTTCAGGATTCCAACCAAAGTCTATAAGATATTCTCCTATCTGTTTACGAGAACCAAGATTAAAGTCTTGTAACGTTTGTCTCATAAATGGTTCATAGTTCATAGTGTTTAAACACCTTGCATATTCATCATCGGTAAGACCACGTTTAGAAAGATCACCGTCTTTCTTAATGTAAGGCGTAACTAGTTTAGTATCCACCCACTTAGGTTTAAACGTAGCGTGAACTTCGTCTTCTATCTGTTGTTTCTTTTCTCTTAACTCTGCCAAAAGAACTAGTGCAGATTGCATGTCAAACTTAAATCCATTTACTTCTTGTTGTTTTATAATACCAGCGATAGATTGTTCTAGTTCAATACATCCTTTACTAAATCCCTTTGATTCATTACGTAAGTTTTTGTATACTAAAGTATTCAAAGTAACATCACGGACACAGTAGTCTAACATTTCATTAGAATAATTTAAGTAGTCTTCAAACTCAATCTTAGATAGTCCAAGTCTAAAGCCCCAGCTTCCTAGACTATGACCTCCGTCTCTGTTCGGATTGAACAGCCTTGATAATACAAGAGTATCTATTAATTCTTTATTGCTGAGATCAACACCGCCGAACTTCTTCACCATAGGTATATCAAAACCAATAATGTTATGTCCAATAAGCCTGTCTGCTGTTGCAAGAAACTTGTACCCGTCTTCTAATTTATGAGGAGGGAATTTAAATATCTCACCTGTCTCTGCATCTTGAGCTACAATACAATGTACAAGTGTTGCTTGTAGATCATCTGTCTCAATATCAAATACTAAATCCATAATTAAAATGCCTCATCTGCTGACGGGTCAAACTCTATGTCCTCATCCGTTAGCTCTGTTAATCTACCTGTCTCTGCATCATAGATAACTCGAGCCGCCATGCCTACGTCACCAGTATATCTTGATTTAAGTATACGTAGTCTTGTTGTCCTAGCTTCATCAGGGTCGTCTGATTGTTGGTTACGTTCTAATGCAATAACACAATCTGATAGCTGACCAATACTGTTAGAGCCACGTAGATGAGAGAGACTAACTTCAATTCCGTTCTCGTGTCCTTTGTTACCATCGACACGTCTGAGATGAGATACAAGGATAATCCCTGCACCTGTCTCTTCAACTAAACTTCTTAGTCTAGTCATAATAGAATCAATAGCACGTCTCTCATCACCTTCATGTACCGCACTGACTAACATGTGTAAGTGATCTACAACAACCCACTTACAGTCACATCCAATAATCATGAACCGAAGCTTAGTAAAGATATCATCAATGTCGTTGGTGCCAAAGTGGGAATGAACCCACACTCTGTTTTTATTATCACCATCATATAACATGTCAAACATCTTATCAAGTTCTTCTTTAGAAAACTTCTCACGTTCTTGGTCAATGTATAACCTAGCGTTAGCTTCAATGGAAAGTATACCATCAATGGTACGTCTCCAGTCTTCTTCTAATGCTATGATACCTACATTATCCTGTGTTTGTTTCACAAGCCAATGCTCTATCTCTCTGGTTACACTAGACTTACCAAGTCCTGTTCCACCTGTAAGAGTTACAAGCTCACCCTGTCTCAAGCCATAAAGCTTTTTGTTTAGTCCTTCATAAGGATATGGGATGCTTTGTTTCTTCTCACGATTATGAAACTTCTCACGTTGTTCAGTAACATTGATGACACCTGAGGGTGTGTAAACTTTACTAGCCCACCACGATTCAACAAAATCTTTGTGCTTGTTATCTCGTAACATTTCATTCGGGTCTTTGAAGCCATTGGGAAGTGTGAGTATCCTAGCCTTGCCGGGTTTAAACAGTCTCGCAACTTTAACTGATGCTTCTTTACCTGCCTTATCATTATCAAAAGCAACGATAACATTTTCAAAGTCATCAAAGAACTCTAAGCTTTCTTTAATATCTCTGACTGCTCCCTGTGCACCACGCTTAATGGATACTACAGCCCACTTACTACCAAGTAGTTCGTAAGCTGCCATAGCATCACACTCCCCTTCGGTTATGGTGACATACTTGCCACTCTTAAACAACTGCTGACCAAACAATCCTGTCTCATTGTAAGAACCATTGACAAAGAAATCTTTCTTCTCAACGTTTCTAATTTTTGTAGCAGAAATCTCATGTCCATTATAATATGGATACATGTGTTTAGTAACCTTACCTTGTAGATCATGTACAACCTTTACACCATACTTTGTAGCAGTACCTTGAGAGATACGTCTATCAGTTAGTGCAGAGAAAGTACCTGTATCTAAGTTATCAGGTTGTTTAAACGTTGTTTGATTTGTTGTTGTTTGTTGTACCATATCTTTTCCTTCACATGAATTATTATAGTTAGGCATAAATTCTCCACAACTGAAACACTTTGCTGAACCATCTTCATTGATTCCTACAGCATCACTGCTCTTACAAAGTGGACATGGTTGATGTAACTTATGCCAAGTTTTGTTTTCCATATTAGCCCTCACTAATGGTTATTATTTATCTGACTTACTAGCTACCTTTGATTCATCCTCAATAGTCTCAGGGTCATCGCCAACGAACTGACCTTTCTCATTACGAGCAGGTTCTGTTTCAACGATTGCTTCCTCTCTATCTTTTAGAAGTTCTTCTAAGTTAGCACGATGTGTACGACTTGCAAAGTCTAAAGCTTCTATGATAACTTGTAAGTTACCTACTTTCTGTACTATAACAGTAGCTTCTTGCTTTACAGTATCATCGTTGATGTTGTTGACATCATAAGATGTAGTTCCATCATCGTTGTTAATACTAATAATCATAATTAAAACTCCTCGTTATCTGTATCAGCTTCAGTATACTCTACTAGGTTATCAACTTTAACAGCTATCAACTCAGCAAACGTACCATACTTTCCTGTGTAAGGTTTAATCTTTACCTTAACATCAGAACCATTGCCAACAGAAACATCCATTGGATTACCATCAACATCAACTAACTTAGGTGCAGTGTTTGTTCTACCAGCAACCTCAACTTTCCTACTAAAAGAAAACGCAGGTTCTTCATACTTGAAGTTACCAGCTCTATCTTTTACTTGAGAAAGTCCAACAGATTCTAATCTCTCTGCTGTTTCTTTATCAGTCAACACGGTGATTTGATATTTAGGGTCACCGAACCTAGTGTTAGGCGTAGTGACGTTAGCCCACATTGCCTTTCCTTCTACATACTCATACATAAGTTTCCTCCTTTGTTGTATTAAGTGTGTGCATTATAACATACTTTAATAAAAAAGTACAGTAGTTTTTTAAATTAATTTTAAGTGTGTTTAAACGGAGTCGGTTCTTATTGCACAAAGCACCGAAAACTTGCTCGACTTCTGTCGAATACCAAGGACTAAAGGAAGTTACATTTGAGGGCTGTCCCTTAGTATGCTTAATCAAGAGTTCTAATCTCAGTTAGTATCTCCTCCCAAAAGGTAAGAGGTGTACTAGATAATGTTACCTTGAATGTATCATCTAACTTTTCAACAACGTGCCCAATGTTTAGGTTGTTTGCAGTTAGGTACTCACCAAATTTTCTATACTCATCACGAGTTAAAATCTCTGTGTCGTACTGTCCTCTTTCTTTTAAATACATAAGGTGCCATTATAACATGGATAGAAACTCTTGTCAATACTTAATTTTAAAATGTTTAAACAGCTTCCTGTGTTGTCCACCAAGTAGGCTTAGTTCTATTGCGTTCCCATTTGGCATAGTGTTTTTCGTTAACGCAGTAATCACGATAAGCAACAATAGCATCCTCATTTTTATACTCCTCAGGCATAGCCTGTGCTAGTGTTGTCATACTTGTGTGTGTAATGTTGTCGGGCATCTTACTCAATGGTTCTTCTAGCTTGACAACACTTGCATGTTTCCTACCATATCTGTACTCATACTCCAAGCCTAGTGCTAGGAAATGTTGATACAACCATGAGTAGTTAGAGCTAGATTCTCTAGCCCATATAGTACACGGATGATTCCAATATGCACGTTTGTAAAGTCCACTAGCATCTGCATACTCATCACCATCTAGTTCTCGGTGTGCTGTGCATAACATCTGTGCTGTTTCCAGTGGCATCTTGACTAACATCTTATCGGGTTGTGCTTCTGCTGATATAGTCGGACACTCATCGAAATAAAATATGTTCATCACTCATCCTCAAGTTGAAACACTTCACTAACATGACAAAGAATATCTGCTAATGCATGTGCTTCTTTGATATCCATACCACCATACTCAAACAAACCATTGACTCCCCACTTGGCTAGTTTGTATTCTTCCTTAATCCATTTAAGTCTAGACTCAGGAACTTTAATTGTTATCATTTTCTCTTTCATTTACCTTGCCCTCGATATTTTTTTAAGTTAGCTTTCTTGTTCTTGTTCATGGTGGAGGTGCTAACATTACCTCTACCTTGACTTGTCTTCTTGCCACCTTGTTTAGTAGCAGAGTTATGTTTTGATTTATTCCACGTCTTCGCCATACCTATTCTCCTCTATGGTTGTTTTGCGTTTGTCTCTGTACTCTGTAACCCTTCGACCATCAACATAGTCAACAGTTTGTTTATACCATAACCCATCCTTGTACCTTGTGTCAACAGCTACAATTTGTTTGGCTTGTTTTTCTAGCTCAAGTATCTCTCGTTGCTGTTCAACAGCTTCATCATGCTGTGTCATTTTGTTCCCTCTCTTTTTTAAGTTCCATTAACTCATTCCATTTGTAAAACTTTTTAGTCTCTGCATCCCAAAAGTTTCCACGCTGTGCATTAGATGGTACATGTGGTTCTATCTTCTCATCATCAACCAAGTACATATACAAAGTTGTCATTGATAAAACTAAAACTACACCCACTACTGCTAACATAAATTCCATAACTAACCTCCTGTTATATAGCCTTTGTAAAATTACTAGAGCTTATGATCTGTTTAAACGATACCCCTAGTAGTTTATGGATTCTGTCTTCAAACAAACTAACCTGTCTAAGTATTTCTTCTTGTTCTTTAGGTGTAAAGTTTTCAAAGTCTTTATCCATGTGAACATTAGGATCATCAAACAACCTCATCAAGTAATCTGATACTTGGTGTTTAGCATAGGTCTTAGCTGTTACTTTTTGATTTTGATATTGAATCATATTCTTCCTCCATTTTTTTAACATCCTTATCCACTAGATAATCAAACTCATTAGGTCTTGTACCCTTTAAAGGTTGACTATCATAGTAATTATCTATAGCTTCTTTAATATAATCTCTCAATTCTTTTCTCCTTTTATTTAAATAATAATTAATAAATATATTTTGTTATTTGCTTTGTTAATTTTAGTAGAGTATAACATACTTTTAATTAAAAAGCAAATCATGTTACAAGTTAGTTTCTTTTGCCATGTGTTCTAGGTCTTGGTTAGATAGAGCCTGTCCACAATGACTAGATAGAAACGCAATGATTGATTGATACACGGGTAGTTCATCATACCTACCATAAGCATACTCAACGCAGTCGTCCTCAAGATCAGGTCTCGAATCTAACTGCCATAACTCATGCACCAAATCTCGCACCTCGTCTTGTCGTTCTTGTTCAAATATTATACTCATCATTTACCTCCTTTATTATTTGATCAAGAGCTTCATCAAAAAAGATTGGCTCTTTGTTTAGTTGTCCTCTTATAACATAAGCAACAGCATCTCTGCCCTGCTCATTGTGAAGTTGTTTAAACAGTCCCTCACTTAATCCTGCATCTCCCATTGCAATATAGATACTATCTCTAGTCTCACAATAAGTGTCATACACTCTACTCATATCATTCCTCCGTTATAAATTAGGTGCTAGTTTTACAGGTCTAGCAACTGTGAATGGCTTGAGTATTTAACAAGTCTCATTTAACTGACCTCGTGAATCTCGTCAGCACCATTCAATTTGTAGTTAGTGCATGGTGGTTTAGTTCTCATTTACTTTTAGCCTTAACACTACACTCAGTGGGATTTTATAAAGGCTCACTCCTAACTACAAAATCTATTTAACCATACGAATGTTACATTTGTGTTACAGTTATGTAACAATTGTGCAACAATTAAACAAGTTCATTATAACTTCCATCATAAAAAGCTTCTCTATCTGCCCACTTTAAATCGGGGATAGCATTATAGAAACATCCGTCCTCTTCTATAACCCTACCATCTTTCAAAGTGATCTTTAGTTTAGCCCACTTACCACACTCTACCTCTTCGATATCTCTCGTAAGAAAGTTATTAGCGTTAGCTATCTCCTCTATATCAAAGGTGATTGTGTGATCGTAGGTCATCTCAACGTATCTTATATTTGTTATATCGTTCTCCATATCTTACTCCGTTTAAACGTTCTCAATATAATCGAGAGCTATTTGTATTTGATTTAGAATATGTTCTATATCTTTTTGCAATTCCTCTAGGTTTATCTCACTGCTTTGGTTCACTGCAACGTCATCCAGTAGACAAGCTGTTGATATGTCAGCTTCTTTCAAAGCATCATAACAGTTTTCTTTACTATAGAATTTCATATGTACTCCTTATAAGTTTCAACATCAGCCTTAATATTATTATCTTGGTAATGTTTTTTCATAACCTCTATGATGTAATCGTGGGTAGATTTATAATCTTCTTCTGTTAAATAACTGTAAGAATATAAAAAACTATCCTCGCTACATCTTAACATATCAGATATTTTATGTAGCTCATCTGCAAAATGTAATCCTTTCATACACCCTCCTTATAATTTGTTTGTAAATTCTGTAACCATTTCTTCCCACTTGTCAGTCGTCTCTCTCAACCCTATCAAGTCGTCTAAGTTTGTGGTATAATCGCACACTCTTTCCACTCCGTCATTCCAGTTAGACCACATTATCCACCCTTCATAGTAGTCTCCGTTGTCTTCCTCTTCCTCACTCTTCCATATCTCATGGTCGAACTTGACCTTACCTACTGCATTGTTTAAACGATCTGCTTGTTCCTTGGTAAAGAAAAAGATATGACCCTCATCAAGGTTATCCATACCTATGTACTCATCCTCAGGTTTTTGATTGCACAGTAAGTCTAAGTCCTGCGTTGGGTGTTGGAAAAAATACTCACTCGTAAATTCATAACCCTCGCCACAGTCAATACCATAATAGTATCCTCTCTCCACTGCCTCGCCTACTATTGTTTGTAATAATCCTTTCATAATATAACTCCTTTATTTATTTATTGTTTCAATATACACGAATCTAAAAAAATGTCAAGCACTTTTTTAAATTATTTTACAACCTCCTCCTTTTCAAAATGAATCCAGTCTACTCTTGACCCTGCATTATTCGGAGAGTGTTTAAACGTAGCTGTAATTTTATTCGTCAATCTTTTCCCTCTCTTATTAATAGGGTGTCCGTCCTTGTCGAATGTATATTTACTTACTCTTTTTATTTTCATATTAATAGTCCTCAATTTTTATTTTGTAATTAAGCCATACTTTTAATCATCTGTCAATAACTAAATTAAAAATAATTAAATTAATTTTTTTTCTATTGACAAGCGTTTAAACACTACCAATTTTTACCCTCTTAAATTGTAATTAAATGACTGCGTTTAAACACCCTCTCTCGTCTCCTCTCGTCCACTCTAAGAGCTTGTAAATATTTAAACGACTTCAGCCCTTGACACAATTATCAAAGGCTTAGAAGTCTTTAGAATTTTAGAGTAAAATCTGTACCTTTTTTATCTCTCCATCACAAAAGCTATAGCGATTGCAAAGATTATAAAGACACCTGTTATAATATGTGGCATCATGTTTAAACGTCCTCCTTAAAATTGTTCTATGATAAAGCTGTCATCATTTATTTGAATGACTGCTGTTTGTTCTGCTATCTGATTTATAGACTCATAAATATAGTCATCCCCGTAATCGCTTTGAAACTCTTCAAGGCTGTGATACTCTGCAAAGGAACAACACAAAGCAATAACGTCTAGCTCTATGTCCTCGTCATATTCTGCTAAGTATTCAAACAAAGCTTCAAGCCCTTGGCGTGTGAATTGGTTAGGTCTTCTAGCCTCGAACTCAGTTATGAACTCGTATACATTAATTGTTTTAACCATGTTTAAACGTCCTCCACATTTACCATACAAGCATCAAAGAATTTACCCCTATTAAATTTAGGATTATCTTCTTGAAAAATTGTAGCTAACTTAACCACTAAAGTACCTCCCTCAATAGCCATTGTTTTATTATCAGATATATCACTAATTAATTTAGCAATTTTTATATAATCTTTCTTTGTCATTTTATAAACCTCCTAAGGTTCTGTTAGTTTTTATATTGAACCATACTCTTGCATGATTGTCAATAGTTTTTTCCACGAAAGCCCCAAATAAATGAGGCTGTTTAAACGTGGTGTTATCTATCCGTCAATGTCCCTCTCTTCTTGTTGTGCTGTTGCTTGGTCGTTGTTATACCCTGCTTGGCTTTGTCTACATACTTCGCATATATACCACAATGATTTACCTCGCCACCATGTTAAATTATATGGGTGGGTTATTTGTGATAAGGCACTTTTTATTACCCACATATCGAACAGTTCTGACATATCAAAAAGTTCTTCACTGCAAAAGAATCTATCTTCTTCTTTAGTGGTGGTTTTGTAGTTGTCATATAATTCTTGATAATCATCTTGTCTACTCATTTTAGAAACCTCCTTTAGTTTGTTATGTTTCTACCACCTAAAGCCCCAGTTAAGGAGCTTGTTATTGGTGGTGTTAGTCTAGCTTAACTCGATCTCTTCACCCTCGAAAATATCTAATTCTGCTAGTGTCTCTGATAATGTTTCCATTGTTTTATTCCTCCAGTTATGGGGGCGTTTAAACCCCCGTTAATTATTTAAGCCTGTACCATGTAGACTTTTTCCATGTATCCGTCATCATCTAACTCTGAACAGTTAGAACATAACATGGGATTCTCATCAGACTGCTTAGCTGATTGATAGCAACTAGCCCCACAATCTAACTCGCATACATGCTTTAACATTCTCGCTGATTGCTTTTTCTTGTGCATCTTAACCTCTGAATGGGGATAATCGCCCAGCTTGACTTGAATATCTTTCAGTTTCTCTTCAAGCTCTGCACCTGCTACTGTGGCTGTCATTTTACCAGTAAGCCCAATACCTAGAGCCATGCTTCTAAACTTAGACCCGTGTCCGTCTTGACAGTCATCTATAGCATGAATCA